CGTCAGATGTGTATAAGAGACAGATGGTATACATTCCACGAGATGGAAATAACCCAACCATCGCTTTAAAGCCTGGCGAAGAAGTGGATATACCTACAAGCAGAGCTGTAAAAGGACTTACTGCAAAATACACCCCTACACCTGCAAAGGTTAAAAAGGAAGAGGTTGTCGCACCGAAACCTAAGACAAAATCTAAAAAGGTAAGTACTAATGCCCTCGATAATACCAAAGACTAATTTCGGAAACACGTTCGCAACGGCTGTAGGAGACTCAAGGTCCGTCAGTTCTATGAACTCGTTGGGTGAAATTGACTACGACACCTTAAACCGTAGACGTTTCTCTGACCCTGTTGAAATGGGAGCTTTTTACGAAAGCCTTAAAGACTTTGTACTAGCACGCTTAGGAGCTCCTGTCATAAGGGTGGAGTTGACGGATTTTCAGATATTAACCACAATTGATGAAGCTATTTCAAAATTAGACTACCATGCCCCCTCTTGGTGTACGAATTATATGACGTTTACAACCGTACCTTCTTATAACATTTATGAGCTTCCACGCTTCGTAATGAATAATATGCAGTACGTAGTTTACAAGAAATCTCTTTTGGCTGTAGCTGCCGCGCAAGGTTCTCTAGAATTTGATTTCTTCATTAAATATTTCCAAGATAACTTTCTAATGAGGGATTTCTCAATTTCTGATTTTCTTTTAATGACGATGCACTTGGAACAGATTAGGAAGATTCTCTCTCGAGATGGAACGTTTGATGTTGTTGATAATAAATTTTTAATGCTTCATCCCACTCCTACCCAGGCAGAAGAGGTTATTGTACAGTTTAGAAGTTTGAATTCTGATTCACTACACCCCTTCTTCGTTGGGTGGATACAAAGATTCGCCACTGCTGTAAGTAAGATTATCCTTGGGGGGGTTAGAGGGAAGTTTGACACTTTACCTTCTCCTGGAGGAGGTGCAAGATTAAATGGCTCGTCTCTAATAGACGAAGGTAATAAAGAGAAAGAGGCTTTAATCGAAGAACTCTTGAATGAAATTGAAGACCCTCCTGTATTCACGACATTCTAATGAATAAGTTTCACTACAACCCTTCTAAACCTAAAACTGTAGTTTTCGCTGACGCGGCAATAGCAAGGGAAGGTGCTTCAGAACTTAACATGTTTGACCCTTCAAACCCAGACATAGGTCTTTTCGATATTATTGATGGGGAGTTAATCGCTTTAGCAGGCTCTGAAATGTTAATCTTTAAGTATTCATCAGATACCAACTTTGATGATTTGTACGATGAACACAGAGGAAAGGTTATGTACTATAAACCACAACATGTATTCGGGCATTATGACCCGAGGCCTATAGAAGAGAACTTAGCAGAGTTTGGAATCGAATTAACAAACGACCAAATCTTTACCTTCAATAAAACCAACGTAGAATTGGCTTTAGGTAGACAGGCAATCCCAGGGGATGTCATAAAACCTAAATTCCAAAATACGTACTATGAGATTTATGAGGTTCAGGAGGACAGTTTTGAAGCTTATGGAGTATTTCACCTAACATGCTCCGCCAAAATACTACGTGATGTAGAAGGATTTTTAGGGAATCAATTCATATAAACCTTAGATTTAAGAGTTTTAAATATTTCCGTACATTTTAAGTTACACATGCATAAATAACTTAGAGGATTCAAACGTGATAACTATAAAAAATATTAGCAGCCAAGGACTAGGGATAGTTCTTTTTGATGGTGTAGAACATATCCACCAATGGTTAGCTCCTCGTCAAGTAACTACAGTCCCTAAAGAGTATTTAACAGCCCCAGTTAACACTTTAGCGAAACGTAAGATGATATCCCTTTCATCACTTTAAAATAAAATAATGGCAACTTACAACAGTCCTGGAAATTATGTAATCGAGAAAGATTTCTCCGAATACCCACCCTCAATAAACTCTTCAATTGCTGGAGTAGTAGGCTTTGCAGCTAGGGGTCCTAAAAACAAGGCAACACTTATTACAAGTGCAGCCCAATTACTTAGAACATTTGGAAATCCTGATGACACTACAGGAGGTCAAGGCCTTCTAGGTGCTTTGGAAATCCTTACAAGAACTAATAGTCTTTACTACGTTAGGGCGGTAACAGCGGCTGGTCTTGAGGCATCCGGAGCTATACCTATAGGCATATGCCCTGCTGTGTACGTAACAAGCTATCTTGGCACTGCCGCTTCCTCTATTTTCGTTTCGACTACAGGTAGCGATGGTACAAATTCAACACCTCTAGGGGCTATTAAACATACTTTATCTGTAGGAGCTTCATCGCTTACAGTTCCTAACGCTAAAACGATTGTACAGGCAGTTGATAAAGCTACAAGCCTTGATTTCCCTTACACTTTCGTTTTGGATGATACTGACGCAACCCACAAGAGTGGGTGGTTTGTAGGCACGGAGGCTGGCAGAGACGCCATAATCACTGTATCAGGTCAAGGGTACGACTTCCAAGAAGTGTCCGTGTCAAGTGGTGAACCTCTTGGACTTGCGCCTGCACGAAACGCCACCGCAAGTGGAGGAGAGTTTTTAGATACTTTCGCTGGAGGCACTTATTTCGTTAACTCTTTATACGAAGGCAAAGGGTATAACTATTCTAACGTTACCAACGTGGAAGGGACTACCACAAAAGGTCTTCAAATTGTTGTAGATTCCAAAGCAGGCGCCAGGTTTGACTTGAAAGTTTATGACGCAGGAGCGTTGGAGGAGAGCTTTTCTATGGAAATGGCATCAGGAACCTCCCTGTCTCCAGAAGAAGTTCTTAAAAACTCTGATAACGAAAAATCGTCTGAGTTTATAAAGGCTCAATTCAGAAACGTTACTAACGCTGCAGGAGAAACGTGGGTTCTAGGAAATAAATGGCACAACAAAGTCACCGCTGTACCAACTGTCACCGACCACAAAGGTGTCAGCACTCCCACTGCTACACCTAGATTTATAAAGCTTAAAGACGGCACATATTCGACTCTTGGTGGTAAAAATGGCGACCAAGGCGACAACGCTGGAGCCTATGGAGCCGACGAACGCGCAGCTGTGGTAGGTACAGCTGCAGGAAAGGACGGAATTCACGCTCTTAACGTAGACTCCGTCGATATTTCAATGGCCTGTGTGCCAGCGATTGACGACGAGTCTACACAAAATGAGTTGATTTCTCTAGCTGAAAGTACTCAAAACTTCTTAGCTGTTTTATCTCCTTCATATGGAATGTCAACTGCGCAAGAAGCTATCAACTGGCATAATGGTGTTGGCGTAGGTCGCACCGCAGCTATAAACTCCTCTTACGCAGCGATTTACTGGCCTTGGGTAAAATCCTTTGATGTGCACTCAAGAGTAGACACTTGGATAGACCCTGCGGTATTCGCTATTGCAACGATGTGTCATACTGATGCCCAAGCAGACCCTTGGTTCGCACCTGCAGGTCTTACAAGAGGAAAACTAACTCGACCTTTCGATGTAGAGGTTAACTTAAACCAAGGTGACAGAGACGCTCTGTATCAGCCAGGAAATGGTATAAACCCTATAGCGAAGTTCGCTCAGGACGGTATTGTAATTTGGGGTCAGAAGACTACGCAAAGAACACCTAGTGCCCTTGACAGGGTTAATGTTCGCAGAATGATGATTGTAATTCGCAAGTTAATTCTTGCAAGTACAAGAACTTTTATGTTCGAACCTAACGACCCAATCACATGGTCTAAAATTGTAAATGTTTTAAACCCAGCGATTGATGATATTCGCAGACGACGAGGAATTACTGAATTCCGTGTATTATGCGATGAAACAACTAACACGCCTATAAGAGTTGACAGAAATGAAATGTGGTGCCGCGTCCTTATCAGACCAACTAAAACCGCAGAAACACTCATCTTTGAAGTTAACCTTACAAACCAATCAGCAGACCTTGGCGCAATCTAATATAGGAAATAATTAAATGTCACACGGATACTACGCAACAAACACACAACGAGACTTAAAAACTAACGGCACCCCTATGCTATCTCACGGTCTAGAATCGTACAGAGCATATCAATGGGAAGTCGAAATCGTCCTGCCCGACGGGCAAGGTGAAGACGAAATTTTAACACTAGCAGCTAAACAAATATCCCAGATAGGTTTTACTTCTGAGGACATTGTAGTTGATAGAGTAAATGATAAATTCTTCTACCCCGGCAAGGTAACCCCTGAATCAGTTACGATTACTTTTGATAACCTTGTAAAAGGTAGTGTCGCTTCGAAACTGTTTGATTGGATGTCAAATACTTATGACCCAATCACGGGTTCCTTTACGCCTCAATTCGCACAAGGAGGAACAGGATTTAAAAACCATATTAGAATCTACCAACTTGATTCGGAAATGTTCCCTATTAAGCATGTTCACCTTTATGGTGCATACCCTAAAGCTTGGAAGCTTGCTGAGTTCAACTACTCTACCAATGAGTTTCACACCATTGAAGTAGAGATAAGATACGACTTCGCTGTCCAATATAATGATA